GCATCAGTTGCTTCTGATAGTGGAATGATTCGATGACCAAAATCAAGCATGTTCTTGAACAGAGCAACACGTTTCTCTACCCATGCTCCACGAACACCATTCTCTTTGTTGGTCAAACCAATCTTACCAGAAACTCTGCGATAACCAATTTTAGTTCCAGTATTGCTAGAGTTCTTTGAATAGAACCACTCTAACAACCTTTCTTCACCTAGAAACTCATGTAGTGACATAATAAACCTTACGCAAAAAATTCATCAAGTGATCCAGACTTCATTGATTCTGGATGATATTTAATTAGGATTTCATCTCCAAGTTTTTCACGACAATAGTCGTACCACTCGTCAGAAGTCCACATACCTTCGGAAACACCATTCCAAAGTTTACGTTGCATCGGATGTTCAGGATTCTTGCGACGTTGTTCAACGAAGTCATAACGACAGTTCTCATATTCCCAAGAACCCAACTCAAGCATCTTCTCACGGAAGTAGCAAACCAAACTGATACGCTCAGAACCTTCTTCACAAACGATAGGAGTGTTGCCATGCATAACATCATGGTTGTTAATCAATAGCAAGTCGCCTGGACGTGGATTAACAGCAACACGATACTCAGGTGCAATCAAATAACCACCACTGTAACGTCCATCATTTGACAAAGTTAGTAGATTTGAAAGACCACTATTTAAATCGCCAACGTCATAGTGAGCAGCAGTTCTGAATGTTTTATTCACAGTAACAGTTGTGAATGGAGTTCCAGGAACTAGGAAACGAGGATCAACTTGTCTCGCTGCTTTCATCTGTGCTTCATAACGCTGTGGTAGTAGATCCCTAAAACCATTTGACAATGTTTGTAGGAATGGGTAAGCAAGTGCAAACTTCTCAGGATTCTTGGCAGTGTAAGATGTTGCACGACCATAAGGAATGCGAGGATAACGATCGAACCAACCTGCGATGCCAGAATAAACTGAGTTAGCGTAAGTGGTTGCACAAATCAATTCATCAGCAACAAAGTTTGCTTCTTTAATTTGTTCTTGTCGTGGAAGTGTACGCACTTTCTCAACCCACTGATCGAAATTAAAATTGGTTGACTTAGTTCTTTCAATCGACCAAACATTATTGCGATTAGATGGAGTAGGTGGTTTACCCTTATAGCGTTTGATAATATCTTCTACAGGATCTCCTGCAAGACCAGAGTATGGGTCAAGGAAGTATTCAACCATCTCAGATTCATACTCAGTAACCCATTCACGATTACCCAACTTCTCACCACGTGGACCTGCTGCTGCGCCACGATTCTGTGTTTCAGTTGCAGCTTCACGAAGACCTGCATACGCTTGGTCTTGTTGTTCTTTGGTGAAGAAGTTCTTACGGAACTTCAATACAATCCTGTCTTCATTGATAGGATCTTCACCATAAGGTGCTGGCATATAAACATCAGTATCTTCTTCGATAAGATGGTCGTAATGATTCTCGTCAACGAATTGACCAATCAAATGTTTACAATCAATCTTTTTATCAGCGACAATAACTTTAACTGTCATTTCTCTCTCCTAAAACTTAAATCCACTAAACTCGTTCTCACTATGTAGTCGTTTACCAAAATCTGATTTATCAAACAATGGTTCGTCTTTTTCTTTAGTTCCAACATCTGATAGCCCTGCTTGCGCAGAAACTTCAACATCATATAACTTCATTTTAGATCTATCGATACCAACGACAAACCTCTTGTAGAAATTTGGGTCGTTGTAACGATTCTTCAACTGCTTAACGATAATCTGATTCAACTGCTCAAGTTCTTCATTACTCACAAGTGCGAACATGAAATCAGCTGTCGCAGGGAGTCCAAAAGATTCTGAAGTGTCCTCAAGTCCTGGGTCTGAGTTTGTAAATCCAGATCGAGTTGTTTGAGTTGCACTAACAATAGGTACGTTGTATTCAACTGCCAGTCCCCTTAGTTCTTCAGCGATAGCCTTAATATATGTATAAGAGTTTACACCATGGGTTTGTTTCATTCTAGATGAAGCACAGATATTCAGATAGTCAATAAAGATAATATCTGGAGCAAACTCTCTCTTAAGTTTTAACTCTTCCAACAAAGCACGGAAGTGACCAGCATGAGCACCTGCAGTTGGATACTCTTTGACAATCAGTGTTCCCTGTGTTTTTGTAGCAATCTTCTGTAGACGTGAATCAAAGATATCCCGATCAACAACTTTCAATTCATCCATGGTTAGGTTAAGTAAGTTTGCATCGATACGTTCAGCGATACGTTCTTCAGCCATCTCCATTGTTATGTATAAAACATTTTTACCCTGCATAAGAACACTGGCTCCAACGTGACACATAAACAACGATTTACCAACACCTGTTCCTGCCAAAGCAATGTTCAAAGTTTTCTTACTGAGTCCACCTTTGGTGATTTTGTTGAACATCTCAAGATCGAAAGCAATTTTCTCTTCCACCCTGTGATAAAAATCATACCTATCATTAGCATCCTGAATGTAATCATGACCAACATGATTATCAAAGCAAACACCAAGTGCTTCACTAAGAATAGTAGGTATCGCATCTTGTTGATGCACTTTGTCCCTACCATCGATAATTTGAATTGATTTAAGAATCGCATTATAAACTGCCCTGTCTTTACAAAACTTTTCAGTCTGACCAATCAACCATTCTTCATTAGGTTCTTTATTAGTCAACTGTTTGGCATATTCTTGGAACTCAGGAACTTCTTTGTCAGTTAGCCCTTTGATATTGCCAATCTCAATAGCCAGAATCTCAGGTGATGCTGGCTTATTATACTGCTCAAAAAACTCAACTAAGATTTTAGCGATAGCACTTTCTTTACGATCTGCAAAATACTCAGTCTTTAAATGAGGAACTGCCTTACGACAGAACTCCTCATTGTGAATCAGGTTCGATAGGATCGCCTGTTCTATTCTCATCAACACCACCTGTGTACGTTAAATTATTATTCGCAATACCTTCATGAATAAGATCTTGAAGGATATCACCTATGTATTTCTCAAAGGGTTTCATGTCAGTGATAACCTTATCGTTGTAGTCAAGAATCTCATATTCAAAACTAATCTTCAAGGAATCGTTGGCTTCATCTTCTTCGAAACCAACTTTACCATAAGAATAAATTATACCTTCATATGCACCATCTGTCAACTTTATCGCATCATGTCCATTACTGCGATTTTGCACAGTAACATAATTGCGCATATTATTCTTCATCATCAATCGCAGCAAGTTCTGCATCGATATCTTCATCTTTAAGGATATCTGTTGAACCTACCTGATATTTGTTTTTAACAAACTCAATGAAAGACTTTTGCATAAGTACTGGCATCCAGAAGTCTTTAGTATCTGTATCTTTCAGGCGATACTTCTTATCTTCAATAACACCATCTGCATCTACTTTACTATACCAACCATTACTTGGCTTGACAACATGCCCAGACTCGAGTGCGATATCAAGTAAGCCAGACCAACGGCTAATACCCCCATCATGATATACAGTAACAGGAATCTTAGATTTTTCACGCACATAACGAGATTTCTCCACATTGATAATAAAATTATATCCAACAACTTCAGTCCCTTCTTTTTCTTGTTGACGACCAAGAATGTATACATTATCGGCAGAGTACATGGCACCAGTTCCACCACCGACAATAGGTTTGGGGAACATACCGATCTCCATATATGTATGATTAACAACAACCAATGGAATATCTTTAAGGTTCAGGTGTGGTGTAATCATACGGAACAATGACTTCATCTGTTTGGCACGACTCATATCAGCAACAGATTTGCCATCAAGTGCATCTTCTACTTCCTTCTTAGACGCAAGATTACCAATAGAATCAATAACAATAATAAGATGGTCGCCACGTTCAACTCCTTGTAGCTGTTGCATGATGTCAAACTTCAACTGCTCTACGTCAGTAAGTGGTGTATGGATAACACGCTCGGTATCAATACCGAAAGAATCAAAGTATGCTTGAGGTGTGCCGAACTCTGAGTCGTAGAAAAGCAACGCAGCATCGGGGTACTTGTCCATATAAGACTTAGCCATTAGCAAACTGAATGCTGTCTTGAAGTGTTTACTTGGTCCAGCCCACATTGTGATACCTGGAGTCAAACCACCATCAAGACGACCAGACAATGCAATATTGATTGCTGGGACAGTGGTAGGAATCATATCCTTCTTTGTGAAGAACTTTGATTGTGATAGAATAGCAGAATCTTTAATCGTACTATTCTTGCGAATTTTATCTAGTATACTCATTTTTCAACTCCTAAAATTTTATTATACACGAAGTATGGTTATTTGTAAAGTTTTATTTTGGGTTAGATTTGTGATGTGGCACATCGAATACAAAGGTTACACGAACTTCATTGCCAACATTTTCAGTTCCATGTTGCAATTTATTATTGAACCACAACAAAGTTCCTGGCTCTACTATGTATTCCTCATCTCCAACCATATATTTGTATCTACCTGCGATGGAGAGATGGTAACGATCTCTGGTCTGATAATAACTACCGATGTCTATATGTTTGCCGACAGAACCACCAACTGGCAATGACAAGAATCCACAACGTGAATGGTCGTGGAAGTTTCGTTTCATAAATCTAACAATTTCTGTGTGTCTGTTATACGCAGGTGTTTTAATGCAATACTCAGTGTCACCAACATATTGCGTTTCATTCTCAACACCACCAATAACTAATTGCAAAACACCTGCATTAATTTGTGGGAAGTCAAATTCTTTCTGGACTGTTGAAGCACCTTTCATCTGACCTTCAGAGTTCCAATCATCTTTGTAAAGTTTTAATTGAGCAAGAATCTTTGATACGTTGATTCCTGTTTTAATCACTTTAATATTATCCAAAGAAATCCTCCAATGATGACTTGGCTTCAACATTCCAACCAATCGGCTGGATTACAGTTTGCATTGCATCGAGGAATGTCTTTTCAAACTGTGTTTCATAATCAATAAAGTCATGCAAACCAAACTCTTTCGGTAGATTTTGCGGGAATGCGATAACGTCTTCCTGGAATGGATTTGGTTTTCTCACATATACAAACTTAACCTTCTCACCCTCTTTAATCAACTGATACTTCTTTTCAAGTCCAAGTTTCTTGACATAATGATTGTAAAGTAGTGAACCCCTTACATGGATAGGTGTTCCCTTGGTATAGATCGGAGAACCAGCATATGTTCTCAAACCATTTACGCCACGTGGGAAAGCAATATCCTCTACTGGCATTTGGTTGAATTCTTCACGGAACTTTTCGATATACGAGTGTAAGTCCGCTTGACTGCCCTTGAGAATAACTTCGATCGAATCTTTAAGTTTGTCACGAATAACAGCAGGTGTACTTGACTTGACCATTTCAAGCCCCATAACTTTGAGTTTCGGTTTAGCATACTGCACTCCTTCAGAATTGTGTACGTTCAATATGTATCTTTTCTTGGCAGTCCAGATACCCTTATCGGCAAGAACCTCACGTTTCATAATCATCTTCTGAGAGTATGCGTTCATATACTCACCCAACTTTTGATACGTTTGGTCAATGAATGGTTGGAAGATCTCTTCGCAAACCTTATCCATATATTTAATTTTCTGGTCGTCAGTTTTACCTTCGCAAACTTTCTCGATCAGTTCTTCCAATGTTAGATAGATTGAATCTGTGTCAATGGCGATAACAAAGTCTTTACCTTCTGTCTTCATGACCTTGTTGAGATAACGATTAAACTCATTTGCCATCCAACGAATCGATAGTTGACCACTGGTAGTAATACCTTCTGCCATGCGAATATCAAAGTAACGGAAATACTGATTACCCATCGCACCATAAGCAGAGTTGAGAGCAATCTTCATTGCCATCTGCAGGTTGTTCAGTCGACTAATCTCTTTCAGTAGTTCTTTCTTGGACTTGTCGTTCTGATATTCCTGTTCAACTTTCAGCATCTGCTTCTTGAACTTACTGCGGTCTGAATACATCTTCTCCATCAACTCAGGCATGAACCCTTTGATATCTCTGCGGTAAGTCCAGCCATTGGCAGTCAACGCAAGATCCCTACGCTTACAATATTCAGTATCAACTTCTTGATTGAGCAGACGTTCAACGTTGCATGAGATCTTCTCACCACTCAATGTTTCTGGTGAGATGTTATACTGCATAATCAAGTGAGGATATAGACTGTTCAAGTCAAAAGAAGCAACCCACTTATGCATACCCAGCAATGGGTCTTTAACGAAAGCACCTTCAAATGCTTCATTCTTACTGGAACCAACCTTGGTAGGAATGGCGATATGTTTCTTACGCAGGTGATTATAGATGATGGCGTCCCACATTCTTACCTGAGAGAATACATCTTCATAGTTAATCTTTGCATTGTATGCCATGGTAAGACACAACTCAATCAGTCGCATCTTATCTTCAAGTTTGTCAACCAACTCTACGTCGTGAATGTTATACTCAACGAAGTCTTGCCAGTAATTTGTATAGAAGTCTTTAAATGTATCTCCAGGGTTTTCTTTCTTGGCATCACCAAGTTCTTCACCTGCGATATAATCTAGACGATAGGACTCTTGCTTTTGATAAGTGAACTTCTTATACAAGTCAAGATAGTCAAGTTGGCTTACACCATGGATGTCAAATGAAATTTCTTCGTTACCTTTAACAAAGATCTTTCGTTCATTGATATATCCCCATGGTGAAAGTTTGGCTGCGATTGCTTCGCCAAGTTCACGCTGAATACGTTTAGTCAAATATGGTACGTCAAAGAATCCAATGTTCCATCCAGTTAGAACATCAGGATAATTCTGTTGCCAGAAAATCATAAACTCTTTGAGAAGTTGTTGCTCGTCTTTGCAACGGAAGTAAGTAACATCCTTGCGAGTATTTTCAAACTCACGTGTGCCGAAAGTGATAATACTCTTAGATTGAAAGTCTTTGATTGTGATTAGTAAGATCTCTTCATTCGCCTGTTTGACATCAGGGAATCCATCTTCAACTGCAGTTTCAATGTCGATGGTGAACACTTTAATTTGTTCCATATCCCAACGAACATCACTCTCATAAGTGTCGCTGATATATTGGTGAACATAGTTAGTGTTTCCGTAGACGTTGAAACCCTGCACTTCTTTGTAACGATCAAAGAACTCACGTGTTTCTTTTACAGTTCCAGGTTTAACTTCATCGATAACTTGACCATCGAGTGTGCGCCACTGGCTCTCTGCTTTATTTGATGTTACATAAAGTGTTGGGTAAAAGTCGATCTTACGTTGAAACGCTCTGCCGTTTTCATAACCTCTGACACACATTTTGTTACCAAAGGGAAATACGTGCGTATAAAAAATCATATTTTGTTTGCTAATCTTAAAATTTTAACTTGATCATTGGGTGCAAGATATGCTCTTACAGTTAAGCATCGTCTCATTGTAATTGGATCATCGTAGTAAGTAAACTCAACCAGTCTATTCTCGAGCATATGTTTTATCATATCTCGAGTTAGTTTTTCTTTCACCTGCATGATTGCTGTTTCATCACCATCTTGTAATAGAGTTGAAAACGATTCATCCATCTCTGCTTTACCCACTACCATCTTACCACCGATGGCATAGTCGTGCGAATGAAATATTGGTACGTTTAATATTTTGATTTTATTTACCATACATAAGTTGCATAGCATCCAATGCACAATCATGTACTGGATGATGTTTGATTACACTGTGTCGTTTAAATGTTGGGTGATTGACTTCACAATAACCATTCGTGGAACCAGTAAAACAATCAACAGCAGTTCTCACGTCCCTCCACATATTATACGTGGTAATCGGATTAATGTCAAGTTTAACGCACAAACTATCTATTGCAACTTGGTCAAGAGAACCACGTGCCCACATAGTTTGCTTACTTGCGTTAGGATACTTCGCCATATAATCTTTTAGAATTTTAATCGCATCTTCTGCAATTAAATCATCTGGACTTGCATCAAAAGAAACCTTGCGAACATATTCGTGTTGATTCTTCCACCAATCAATTGTGTCTTTTGAAATGGTGCGACCAAGTCTTTCAACTTGGTCTTTTGATTTTAACTTAACGAAACATGCATCGTCAAGAAGTTTCTGATAGTCAGGTTGTTCCTCTGGATCGAAATAAATTAAACCTGCAGATAAAATCACGCAGGTTGATTCGATACCCAAAGTTTCTACATCAAATACAAACATTACCAGTCTCTCTTATATCCAATTGGTGTGACGAATGCATTCATCTTTTGTTCATCTGTCCAGTCTTTAGTGTAGTCATTATCTTTATCAGCCAATGGAATAATTTCTTCTTTGGCAATCTCTCGAGTGCTTAGAATTGTTTCTCCTACCCACAACTGCGAGAACTCATTCATCTCTTCAGATGTAACTGTATCAGCTGCCCATTGTTCAGCTGTGCAAGGATATTCACCATCATTGTGGTTATCAGGAACTTCAATAACATAACGCATACGATATTGAGAAATAGTTTCAACCAAAACAAACTTACTCATCGATCATCTCCTTAGTAATAGCAAGTGACTTCTCCAATGCTTTTCCTGCGACACGCAGACCATATTCCATCTCACGCTTTTGCCTTCTCGCAAGCAACAACTCACGATTAAGTTTCAGATTTTCCTCATACAACTTTGTAGTATTTTTCTGAAGCACATCAACATATGTAGTTAGTTTATGAATAGTCACCCACGATCCATCAGCGAGTTTAGTGTGACCATCACGAATACGAAATTCGTCAGTCCATCTCTCACCTTCTTTGTACTTGGGCATCGGCTCAAATAAAAACAATTCTTGTTCTTGAAATTTCTTCACAAGTGGAGCGAATTGACGTTCAACATCGTCTTTACCATAAAACATTATTCATTCTCCTCATACTCATATTCTTCAGTACGACCTTCCATTGCTGCGTGGATATCACACATAGTACGATGCCAACCATCGGTATAAGTTTTACCTGGAGCACCACACTCTTCACATGTACGATAACTCATACTCTCAGCAAAAGAGATGTAGTTATAGTGTTTATCAGTTGCAGCCTGAACATAGAAACGAAGACCACCGAACTTTTCTTTGACTTGAACAGCAACTGGAACCCTTAGAGTTTCTTCATCCAGTTTTGCTTTGGCTTCATCAATTGCTTCTTGCGTTACTGTTTTTGTTCCATAAAGAACATTACCAACACCTGTTTCCATAAGATAATCATATCGACTTTTTGCGCTACGATATTCCGAAGTCAACAAACCACAAAGAATATCGATGATGTTATACCAACCATCACCACATTCGAAACCCCAGCACATGGCTGTGTGTCGCATATCCGCATTACGATCTTTAAAGATAAGCGGATACTTTGCACATAGTGCTTCGTCTAATTCTTTTCTCATGATAATTCTCTACTCATTTGATATTGCCAAAACCTATACAACTCTTCATACGCTCTAAGAACTTCATCAGGAAGTTTATTACCTTTACGTATTTCTTCTTCAATCACTCTTCCGAGTGTACGAGCTAATCTAATTTCTTCTAAATCCACCATATCAACTCCATGTTCTGTGGTTTTCTGCCACATGCTCAATACCATCATACTCATGAATGTGCCACTCAACACCATCGGGAATATCTACAATAGCAATCTCTGCTGCGAAACCATTGGCAGCACTACCCATCTCTTCAATCACAGCAATCAAGTCTGGGTCTGAACGATCTTCACAGAACTCATAGTAACTGAGATAACCATCATCTTTGCCACACATACCGTCTTTCCAATATGTAACACCAAAGATTTTTCCTTTGGTTGGATCTTCTTCCTTCTCAAATGCAATACCTTTACGTTCAAGCAACTTCTCGAACGCTGTATCACTCAAACCAAACCCACCGAAGCAACGATTAATAGCTACTCTTGTCATTTTTAACTCCTAATACTCTATGTATAATTTTATCCTGAATCATATGTGGGATTGTCATATATGGAAACACAAGAAAGAAAGGACAACCACTAGAACCCCAACCACCAGTTTTCAAAAACTTTCTATATGAGTCAAGATCTTGTTTACTCTTTGGGTTGAAAAATCTTTTCTGCCCTAGTTTACTTTCTAGTATCATTTAATCACCTTGCTGGTATCTGCAACAGTTTTATCATCACGAAGTTCAATAAACACTGGAAGGAACAAACTATCCTCACCTTGTTTATTCTTTATTCTCATATTATACTTGATAGCTACAATTTTGTCAACTAAATTTTCTTTCCAATAATTCTTGCGATGTTCCTCAGTAAAGCCAGAGCCAACATTAACTTTTACAACACCATCGGCAGATTCGCAAACAATCGCACCAAGCATTCCTGCAGCTTTACCCTTACCCTCTTCCACTGCAACAATCTTCAAGTCGCACTCGAGTTCGCCTTTGAATTTAATCTGAGTCTTGCTACGTTTATCTTCCCAGATACCTTTGCGACATTTCAGGATGATACCTTCTTGGCCATCAGCAAGCAATTTCTCGAACAACGTATTTGCTTCTTCGATAGCATCAACTTCCCAGCTATCAACAAGACCAACTTTCTTTGGCTGATATGTATCCAGCATTACACAAAGAGAATCAAATCGTTGTCCGTAAGGAACAAGACATTCACCTTTAGTAAACGCATCATACGGAATCAAATCCCATACTGTGGCATGAACCTTGCGTGCTTCATCAGTTTTGATAGTACCCTTGTTGGCTTTATTCAAAATACCATTACCAGTCTGACGATCTAGGATGATACCTTTATCTTTGACGAGCAACTCGCCATCAAACACGCAATCTTGTCCGTTAGCCATGACAATGAAATCTTCTTCGAGATTACCCAACAAGTCAATCTCTTTACCATTGCGTGAACGAAACTCACACTTACCAGAACGAACGATAGCATTGAATCGCATACCATCCATTTTAGTTTGCACGAAAGCAGGGAATTTAATTTTATCAACCAGCTTCTGTTCGAATGGTGAACAGAGCATAACAGGATATTCAAAAATCAAATTCTTCCATACCTTGTTTGCTGTTGACACATCAACACCACACTTCAAGTCTTTAGCGATGATACGCTCAAGTACTTTAGCATCGTCTGCGTTTAGTGCTTCAAGATTCGCACGCAGATGGTCGATACCAGCATTACCAGTGACCAATCGTTTAGTCAAATCACCGATTGAATCCATGGCAAACTTGAGAGAGATTCCATCACCAGTATTTGGTGTATACTCAGGAATCTTACGGATGTAAAACTGAGTGAACGGGTCGAGAGTCTTGCGAACAACCTCACGTAGCACTTCGTTATCGCTATGTGCGTTTAGTTGCTCGATCTTGAAGTTGCGTGAGTTATTACTCGCAAGACTCTCGAAAAACTTATTCAGATTCATTTATGCTGCCACCTTAATGTTTGACCACTTAGCAAGTTTCTCTTTCTTTTTAATTCCTGCTTGAGCCACTGCATTACCATCAATAATTTGTTCTTCAATCATCATCTCGATCATACAAAGCAAATCACCGATCTCTTCTTCAAGACGTTCACGATTAGTTGCACCATTGTGTTCGCCATCAATCCCGAAACGAAACACCTTACTGATTGCTTGTGTAACTTCTGCACATTCCTCTTGGCAGATAAGCATAATTTCTTTTTGCTTCTCCGAAGTAATTTTATTCATTGCAAATTTATTCACTTTTAATTCCTTCAATATGTTTACATTTTCCATGATATTTGTAACCGATGCAAGTACAAGACATACCAGACTCAGTTTCTTCTACATAATACACATGGTCTTTACTACCAAGAATTTTCCATCGTTTATTAGATGTCTTCTCTTCATAGCGTTTAATTATTTGAAACTTCCGATACCGAGTATCGAATCCCAAAGGTTTCTTGAACTTCATAAAATCTTTTGGATTGTTCCACTTAAAGTACCCAATGATTTTATCCATTGAATTATTCATGAGGTATGTATGGTTTGGTTGACGATACTCAACATCCCATACGGTAATCTCTTTAGCGAGAATCATGCTGCCACCAATTCATTGTAATCAATGCGTGGCTCAGGACAAGCAACTTTACCATCATACTCCAACTGCGACTTCTCGAACCATGACATATAGTCATCACTCTCCAAAGACCAGTCGAGGATATACTCACGACAATACTCGTTATTCTTTTCCACATCTGCAGCAGCAACAACTTCTGCGTAGTCGATGTTTAGTGGCACACCTTCAATCATATACTCAGAGCCACCTTTCATCTTCCAATACTGGGGACACTCACCCTCGCCATCCCAATCGTGGGCACCATAATTTTCCATATACTGAGTGCGAATAACAAGTTTCATAATATAGATCTCCTAAAAATTAAACCAAACTAAAAGTTGTCTTACGTGGCATTCCCGAAGCAAACCCACTGGTACCACCACAAAAGCCACGTGAATTTTTGCCAGTCATCTTGGCTTTGGGTTCACGACGTTTACGTGAGTCAACTTGAATCACGCCACCAGAGCGAAGGAATGCTGCAATCGCTTTTTCAGATTCAGCACGAGATTCAGCTTTGGTACGAACAGGGACATTGTAGATAGTAGCAACGATTTGCTTTTTGACAGACTTTTTCATAATCAGGTTTCCTTTTTCATTCATCATAAGACTATTATACACCAAACCTGAATTATTGTAAAGTATTTTTTTTGGATAACCCTTTGGGTTGTAGGGGATTGTAACTCCTTGATTTTACTGGAGTTTTTATGTGTGTCGACCCTCTATCAGAGAGGGTCTTGGGCTGTAAATACCCCTACAGAACGTAGGGTTTTATTTGAAGGAAGATGCGATCTGAATACCAGAGCCGAAGATTCGGTTGTATTCATTCTCCATAGCTACTGTTGGAGAACCTTCTGTTCCTATTGACGATGAGTATAGGGTGATATCACCATTAGCATATGGCATATAAGGAGCAAGAGCAACACCAACTCCTTGTGCTGTTTGTTGTATAACAATTGCTGCTGGATCTTTCATAGAATATCCAACACCAGACGCTTCTACTTTTGCAATTATTTCTTCGCCATTCAATAACTTAAACACTTTAATCATTTTCACTCTCCGCTAAAAAATCAATAAATGCTGCTGCTTCGTCATGATCTGGAAATGATTTAACAATAAAAGTTTCCTTATCATAATAATGCTGTGCAACCAATAACACATATCG